ACGGTAGGCCGATCACTGTGCCTCGCACTCTATTCGACAGCGAAGGGGGCAAGACAGAGATACGAATAACCAGGGGCGGCGGCGATGCTGCTCTTCAACAAAGATTTAAGAATATGGCAGAGGGATCTAAAGGCGGAGCTGGCCCTGATTTCCGAAACCAATACTCTGTCAGAGACTGTACCGCTTGCAATGGAACGGGCGTTTCGAGAGTAGACAAGTCTAAATCATGCCCAAAATGCAATGGGGATGGATTCTTCAAAGGCTAGTGGTGGCTATTTAGATTATACGGCCTTAGCCTCGGGTTGCTTGGGTTATAAGACCTGATATCGCTCCAGCCTTGGTCTGGATATCCCAGTTTATCAGTTGCCGGTTGGTTTGTATATGCGTTAAAATATTTTCTGTGCCGTGGCTTCAATGGTGTGTCCTGCACCCCACTCCTCCTTGGTTGTGAGGGCGTTCCGGCTTTGGGATGAACTGGCTGACCGTCTAATTCTGGCCTATTTGGATCCTGATCTTTCTTCAGCTGTGTCCTGAAGAAATCTTCAAGTTTATTCTGATATAGAGCCCACAGTTTCATGTATTCTTCAGTCTAACGATGACCAAGAATCCCTTATCACTAGTTGTCGTGCTTATATCGATGAAAGAGACACCGAATCCGGATTTGTGGATCCCTTCATCTAAGGCGTCTATTAATTCTGGGCAATTCGCCGCATCATCCGAAACATCTACTTCACTGCCGTTTGCTGGCCTCATATCAATGACCAGCGTATTTCCGTCTCCAAGTCCGTAGCCGTTGGAGAAAACCGGCTCCCACTCAGATATACCACCTATATCAATCCGTTCTAACAAGTGTCTCGTGTTATCTGAGATTAGGGCAATAGAAGCTTCGTCAATAACCATTAGTCTTCGTCAGACTCGCTCTCCATATAAGTGCCGCCCTTGCCTCCTCGTTCTCCTTCGGGAGCTGGGCCGCCACCCGTAAACGGTTTTGATGTTTCGGGTGTTCTATTATCTGCATTGCTTGTCAAATCTACGATCTCTTTCATTGCTGGATTCCACCCAGCGTCCCTTTCTGATAGGTTGGTGGCGGATAGCTCTTTTTGCATATCGTCAAGGTATTTAATGGCTTGCTCTTGTTCGTGTAGCGGTATGGCCCTGGCGGCCATCTCTCTCTCAAAGGTCAGTTTGAAAGTTGGGTTGTCGATGTACTTATAACTATGGACCGAGAAGAAAGCAGAATTGATAGAATCAGCAAATGGCGACCCAGCTATTTTCAGTGCATACGCATCATCTATGCCTTCCCATCGGAATTGGGACGTATGAGAGGTCTCATTGTTTATAGGTAATCCCAACTTGGCATCTTGCTTCAACATCGAAGCAACCGCCTCTAGGAGGGCTTTCTCTTGCTTATTAAGTGCCATAGCCGATGAACCTCCATCACGTTATCTACCTATACATTTGATTAGGATCCACAATTGCTAAAACAATTTGACATAGTACAAATATTATCGGTAAAGAACATCAGATTCGTGTCGGGGCCGCCCGGTAAGCGAGCGACTCCACAGGGCTATTGGTCTGTGGTTGGCTTTTTGGGTTCTGATGTATTAATCGCAAAAGATGAAACGGTTGTCAGAGCGCCGCTGTCAGCGGTATCTAAAGTTGCCTCATTTGATAAAGATATAACAGAGCTGAAGAAGATTAAGGAGATCTTTCATGGCAGAGGCCAAGACCCCAAGCCCTAAAGATGCCGACGATGCTCTAAACATTATAAAAAAGAAGTATGGCGATGGATCGATAATTTGCGGCGACATGGTTGTCAAGAATATCGATTCTATTTCAACGGGATCTCTAGCCTTGGATGTCGCTATCGGTATAGGCGGCTTCCCACGAGGCAGAATCAGTGAGATATATGGCGCTGAAGGGTGCGGAAAGACGACAATCACGCTGGAAGCCATTGCACAAGCCCAGCAAGCCGGTGGTAAGGCAGCGTTTATTGACGTCGAACACGCCCTGGACTTTCAATATGCCCAAAAGCTTGGCGTCAACGTCCAAGAACTAATGATATCACAGCCAGATTCAGCAGAAGAAGCCCTCAATATTATGGAGATCCTATGCCAGTCTAAGTCAGTCGATGTGGTCGTACTGGACTCCGTGGCTGCGTTAGTTCCACAGGCTGAGCTGGACGGCGAGATGGGAGATGCCCACATGGGGCTTCAACCTAAATTAATGTCACAGGCGCTCCGGAAGATCAAAGGAATCGTTAATGTCAGCAAAACTGCAGCCCTTTTCATCAATCAGCTAAGGCAGAAAATGGGCGTCACATTCGGGAGCCCAGACGTTACTCCCGGCGGCAAGGCTCTCAAGTTCTACGCCACTGTAAGGGTCGATATGCGACGCATAGCAGCAGTGAAGGATGGCAAAGACGACGATCCAACCGGCCACATGGTTCGGGCCAAAGTGATCAAGAACAAGGTGGCTCCGCCATTCAGAGTCGCAGAATTCGAAATCACATACAATGGTAGAGGCGTCAATAAGGAGAAGGAGGTCTTGGAGATCGGCGCGAAGTGCGGAATTCTTAACAAATCTGGATCATGGTATAGTTATGGCGAAAATAGGATAGGCCAAGGACTGGCAGCCTGTGGGCAATTTCTGCAGGAGAACCCCGGTCTGATGGTCGAACTGACAGATAAGATCCTAGATTTGAAGCTTCCGCACAGGAGGGAACAGGATGAGTGCGCCGAAATGGCAGATTGATGATCTGGTATATTTAGAAGCATCGGCTCGAATTGGCTTCCTCGAAGCCTACAAAGTATCTAATGTAGTAAACAGCAGGGGTCGATGGATTTACACCATCAATGTCGAGCAGAAGCCTCCAGCAGAGCCCACCATCGGGGATTTCATCGACATAAAGAAGAACAGGATGCTCTGGTTCGATGAAAGCGAACTTATCGATTTCCATGAGGCACTACTTCTAGTCAAGCACTCTTTAGAACTTAAGTTGAATAAAGTCAATGCCCTCATCCACAAGTATTTCCCATCTGGAACAGGGACCGAAGGAGCTTGAATCCGGAACCAAGGAAAGGCCATTCGGTCCTAACGAAGAAAAGGTTATTATCTCACTAGCTTTCTGTGCCCCAGAATTCTTCGGTTCCGTAGGCCAGCACCTCAACCCAGACTATTTCCACGTCCCAGAAGCCAAGTTCGTATTCTTGCTGATCAACAAATTATTCGAAAAACATGAAGTCGTCCCGACCCGAACCACCATTCGGGACGAAGCCATGAAAATTCTCACCGTCGATGATGATTATGAAGCCATCCTTGAGATCGTAGATTACGAACCAGACCCTCGGGAAATACCGATTGTTAAAGACTCGCTGCTCGAATGGGCCAGGAACAAAGCTTATGGAATGATATACAGCGAAGACGCACTCGACGCCTATGAACGCGGCGAGTACGAAATGTTAGGCGAGATAGTAGAGAATGCCCAAAGGATCGTTGATATATCGGATGCTGGAGTCGATTTCTTCAAGACATATCAAGACGTCTTCGAGCCGACAACCGAGGTAAAACTCACAACTGGTTTCAGGGATTTGGATCGGCATATCAACGAAGGAGGTCCGACAAGAGGGGAGGTTTTCGTTTGGATGGCTCCAACGGGTGTCGGTAAGTCATTGGTGCTGGTTAATAGTGGGCTGATGTGCTTTAGAGCCAACCTTAAGGTACTACATATAACCCTAGAATTGTCAGCCCACAAAACCAAACAACGATATATCGGCGCATTTACGAAGACACCGCTCAAGCAGATTGTCGAGAGAAAAGACAGAATAATCACGCTAATCGATAAAGAATCGGCCACCAGCAGCGGTGGTTTGATCATCTACGAGTTTCCTCCCGAAGAGATAAGTGTAGACACAATTTACCAAGTAATTAAAATGCTGCGTAGGACCAAATCTTGGGTCCCAGACGTAGTTATTGTAGACTATCTTGAACTGATGATGTCGCGGAGATCCTATTACAATAAAGATGATTACACCAGACAGAAGAGAGTATCAACTGAATTACGAGGGCTGGCTGGGAACGAAAACGTACTGCTCTTCACTGCGACCCAAACTAACAGAGAATTGGGTGGCAAAAAGGGCAAAGGCGATGATAGTAGCGGCGGGGGTGCCCCGATTGATGTTAACAGGGTGGCCGAATCATATGGTAAGATGATGCCTAGTGACTACGTTGTGAGTTTGAATCAATCACCAGATGAATATAAGAATGGTAGAGTGCGGTTCTACATAGCCAAAAACCGAAATGGCCCGAAATACAGAACTATTGGTGCTAGAGTCGATTATGAAACGATGGTGATTCGCGTCGACCAGCACAGTTTATTAGGATAAAGAAATGCCCACATACCACTATGCTTGTTCAGAAGGCTGTACCCTAGATGACGTGAAAGCAGCTAAAGACACATTCACATTCGAAGGAACCATTATAGCCGTCAAGAGCGGCACTTTGATCTGGGAAGTCAAGCATGGTATGACTGAAATGCCTAAGATTAAGTGCCCGCTGTGCAGCAAGAAAGCCGATCGAACGATGGAGGGAGTTGGCGCACCAATATGGTATATCAAGGGTAATTGCTATCTCAACAAAGACGATTGCCGGAAACAGATGGACCTGCACAAGTTAGAAACTGGGCAAGATCCGTACGCCCATATGAGACAACCAGGCGAAGTAGATCACATCAAGAAGAAGCTGAAGGGCGGCGATAAAAAGGCCAAGTATTTCACGTAGATGCAGCTTCTCACTGTCTTCGACGACTCCTACCCACCGAAGCCCCTTGTCACTGCCATATATGACACCAAACTAGAAGTAATACCTCTATTTATACGAGGCACCAAGAGAACCCTATTTGATGTCCAAAAAGACGTCAAGGACATCACCAATCGTATCGAATTGTCAACAGCCCCAGTCATTCTCAACGACGCGAAATCTCATATCCAGGCATTCGGGCTTGCTTCAAAGAATTTACATCAAACCACACGAAGCGTGCCTAATAACCGCAGCTTCCCGATATACAAGAAGCTGTTCGAGGCTATCCTGCCCGCAAACACGCAGCCAGCCGAGTGGAGGCAGACACTAAGCAATAGCAGTAGATCATACATCCAAATGGAAACGAGGCCCCTATTCTTAGATGAGATCCAGGTAAGCCCACGCTATTACTTAGACACATTCTCAGGCAGGTCTAGATGTTGTGAATACAATATACAAGGCGCATCCGTTGGAACCCCGATCAAGACTGAACACCCAGATGAGATTTTCATCTGCTGTGATTGGATATCGGCAGATTTGCGAGCAGCTGCCGCACTGTCTGGTGATGGAGAGCTATCAGACACCTATACCAAATCTGACCCATACACCACCCTATCAGACATGCTGGATATACCCAGAGAAGAGTGTAAGCTGGCCTTCTTCGGCATCATCTACTCCTTGGATGTTGAGTCACCGATTCTCGATCTATTCCCGGTCTTCAAGGAGTGGATGAAAGAGCAACTTGCCAGCCTGGCAAAAAACGGCTATCTCAGCACTCCGCTAGGCCGAAGATTCAAATTAGGCAAGCGAGATGAGAAAAGCGTATTTAACGCCGTGCTGCAGGGAACAGTTGCCCACGCAATGCAATCGAGTTTGGCCCGGATGTACGACAGACTACAAGATTTCTTGATCGCCGAAACGCATGATTCGATAATCCTGGCTGCCAAACGGCCACTGGTTCCGAAAGTTATCAATGAAGCAGTTGACATTATGTTGAGGCCCCTCAAAGAACTGCCGAAATTCCCATTGCGAGTGTATATAGGCAAGAAATGGAAGCAATGGAAGTTGTACAAGGATTATAGATGAACGACTGGTTTTCAGAAAACGTGCCCGAAGACATCGCAAAGCGAGTCATAAAAATTAAAGTCGATCTCGGCAAGGGCAAAATTATTGAGAAGGATTTCAGACCCGATCTCCAAATCGACTATGAGACGCTGGAACATGATCTTGAAACCATACCCCAGGCGTTTGCGTATTGGGCTATGGTTTACAGCGAGGCCAAAGCAGAAGTAGCTAAGCTGGAACGCATCGCCAAGAGACGCAGGGCCATTGTTACTGGTATGATTGTGGAAGAAGCCAAAAGCAATGAGATGCCTAGAATAGCTGAAAAAGTATTTAGAGATCTGGTGGAGAAGGACAAAAAGCTACTAGAAATCGAAGGTAGGATCATCTTCGCAAATAGAACCATGGGAAAACTGTGGAACATCGTAGAGGCAATGAGAATAAAAGCAGAGGCATTGAGATCTCTAGCTGGATTCAAGAGGCAAGAGCAACGTAATCCTTAGGAGAATACCAATGGACAAAAAGGAAAAAGAAGCACTATTGGCAAAGGTGAGGGGCAAACTGAAAGAGGGTAAGGGATCGAGGCGTGATCCCAACATGTTTCGAGTAGTCAATGTTAAGCCAGACGAAACGAAGAAATATCGCTTTGTCGTATTGCCCGGCCTAAAGAAGGGAGACCCCTGCGATGGTGGGACGGTCGGCAAGGGCATGGACGACATGTTCTGCATCTCTGGCGGGCAACACTGGATCAACGGGAGGCCGTACGAGTGTCCGAGGTTGTTCGATGGCGCAGATTGCCCATGGTGCAATTTCGGGTTCAACCTTCTCAACGAGTGCGATATCGAGGAAGAAAGGCGGAAGATTTCCCGCAACTATCTTCCAAGGTCTATCTTCGTCGTCAACATCTACTTTCCGCCGTACGCGGTAAACCCACCGGAACTCCACAACAAAGTTTTGTTCTACATCATGCCGAAGACAGTCTATGATAAAATGGAAGATTGTCTGATGCGTGAGGACGCCGGGGACGATCCGGAACACGATCCCAAGCCGTTTGGGATGTTCTACGACCCCGAAGACTGCCTCACATTCCAGCTGGAAGTGACTCACAAGGGTGGCTTCAACAACTACGAAAATTCCAAGTTCCTATTGAAGCGATCGAGCCTCGCCGAGACGGACAAAGACATCAACTCGATTCTGGCGCAAAGGCACGATCTCTGGTCCAAGTTCAACGAGAGGAATGCGGAAGAATTGGAAAAACTCCTCGAAAAGCTCTACTCTGGCGGTGGTGCGCCCAGAGAGGAGAAGAAGGCAGAGGAGAAGCCCCCGGCCCCGCAGAAAGCGGCAGATCCAGACGACGATGTTATGCCATCGAGTCGTAAATCTGCTCCGGCTCCGGCGGCAGAAAGCAAGACCAAGGAAGAACCGCTTCCCACTTCTCGGAAAGAAGAGCCGGATATCAGCGACGATGTGGACGACGACGAGTTGAAGGCTCTCCTCGATGAGGTTGACGACCAAGAAGAATAGAGTAGATATAGGAATGGGGGCGAGGTTTCTCGCCCCCATTCTGTAGATATGAAGAAATACCATCATATGCTGATTGATGGCAAGAATGCCATCTATAGGGCCATCTTCGCTGGATACTATGACCAAGCGTTCAGGAAGACCGGGTATGATTATTTTGTAATCCTGCTTCGTTTTGTCAGCAACTATGTCACGTTGTTCAAACCTGATTCTGTACACATTTTCTGGGACGGCCCCAGAGACAACATCTGGCGACGTGATTTAGCCCCAGCATATAAAGACCACAGGGAGTCGAAATACAAAGAATTAGACATCGATATCAAGAAGGAAGTGCGGAAGCAAACAGGTCTGGCCTTGGCTGTTTTTAGCCGCTTGAATTGCCGCCAATATTATAAACCATCGATGGAAGCAGATGATTTGATCTATTCGTTTTGCGTTACCAATGGAGACAGCAACGCAATCATTGTATCGAGTGACCAGGATTTTAGACAAATTACGCAGAAAATGGAACATGTGTCGTTGTATAACCCACTCGCCAAGACTCAACAAGTAGAAAACAGGCCCACCGACGACATAGTAACGATTAAAGCCTTGATGGGCGATAAATCCGACAACATTAACGGCTATTACAACATAGGCCCTAAAAGATCATTGGCTCTGGCACTAGACCGGAAAGCAAGATATGATTTCCTCGCATCAGATAAAGCTGTCACCATGGTCGACGGAGAACTAGAACACGTCGGAGATTCGATATTCAAGAGAAATCGCCGAATAATAGATCTCTCGTGGTGCCCGCATCTGTGGGAAAATTGCGAATATGTAGAATATAAACAGAGGTCGCCGATAGAATTTGATAAGCAAAAAGTAGAAGAGATAGCCAGAAAGTATAGGATACGAGGTTTGCTGGCCGATCTAAAGAGGTATGCGAAGCACTTTGAAGCTATGTGCTAGTGACAATTATATTTTGACTCATATGTCTTAAGATAAAACCCTCCGCAGCTTCCGCAACGATGTATTCCTCAATAGTTGGGTATGCGGGGATCTTCTCGTCGCTCTCCTCATCGCTGCCAAATGTGTAGGTATTTGGCACATTCGGGTTCATCAGCACACGATCTTCGGTACTGAAATTTAGGTGCGCACTGATCGGCTCTTTAGAGTCGACCACCTGCCCAGTTGGGCTAATCTTCTTCAGCCCGGTCCTAACCACGTGAGCTACAGCCATCTTTAATCTCCCAATTTTATCTATATGTACTTTTGATTCCAATAAGTAGATAATGATAAATTAGGGGGAACAAATGGGCGCTAAAAGCAAACAGAAAGGCAATCGCTATGAAAGGCGATGTGCCAAACTATTGCACGAATTTACCGGCGTCAATTTCCGGAAAGTTCCCGCTTCAGGTGGCTTCAATAAATTTGGTGGCCAAGTTGTCGCGGAGCATGCCTTCTCCGGCGACGTTATTTGTGATAGAAAGGACTTCCTATTCTCCGTAGAAGCCAAAAGCCAGAAGGTATTCTCATTTGTAGCGATGCTTAAGAACCCTAGCAAATGTGCATTCACCGATTGGTGGAAGCAGTGCGTTGATGATGCGAAGAAGGTATCCAAATTCCCGATGCTGATATTTAAACCGGACACTACTGAGGATTTTGTAGCCTTGACCACGGAAGGATATTTCTGTTTGGGGTTGGTTGGGGTACCATGTATGCACATTGACATCTACGATGGTACTGACATCCCAGCACCAAAAATACTGAGATGGAAAACCCTGGTGCAGGAAACA